GCGTTCGGCACTGTAAGGACCACGGTTGTGCCAGTTGTAATGCCCGAAAGCTGAAACTGGGTAACTTTGGTGTTGTCCAAATTGTCAAGCAGGCTGAATGTTGAGTCCAAAGTGGACACTGACATTGGAGCCCATGCCCCAGTCTGCCAAACAAGCAAACGCAAGTTGGTCTCGTCCCAGACGCGCCAGCCATTTTTGGGAGCAAAGAAAATCCATGCCCCACTGCTGTACATGGTGATGTTCAGGTCCTTACCCACCCAAGCCCCTGTGGCTCCGGAGGCAATCAGGTATCGATCCCCATCTGCTGGAGAGCCAGGAGGCGCAGTCAGCGTAGTGCTCTTGACTGACAGATGCACCAGGGCATCAAGGTCAGTGATCGCATCATTGTGGGTGATATGCTTCTGGGACTGCGCAGCAGCCATGAGCGGCATGCCCAGGTTAGTTGTGTTGGCCATTAGGTGGAACTCCCCATGTAAACATAGCCCTCAAGAACCCCACCATAGTTTCCATATGCAGCGCCATATTGGCTAATTTGCACATAGACACTGGTCTGAGCTCCACCGAAGTCCGTTGTTTGATCAGTCAAAGAATACGTCCACGAAGGTGTCGTGGTCACCACCGTGCGCTTCACGGTGCCTGCCGGGCCCGTAAGGATCACAACCTGGTACTGTTCAGCCTCTTCGTTCAGAGGAACCTCGGTCTGTTCCCAGCCATCTCCATTGATGCGGGTACGACGCGCCCAGGACAAGAACAAGTTACTGGTCGCTGAGTCACGCTGGAGCAATGGATAGGTGGGTGAGTAGGGACGAAGTCCCCGCTTTGTACCAGCATGTGTCTGGCTTAAGTATGTGGAGTCAGTCGCAGGATATGTGCTTGGACCCCAGCGATACTCCAGAGACAAGGGGGCCAGTTCAGCCGAGACGTTCAGTTCGGCAACGCTCGGAATGGCCAGAACGACGATCCGGGAGCCGACAGGATGCGGTGCAGCAGCCACGGCATCTTCGGTGCCAAGACAGCCACGGAGCAGGCCCGAGAGTCTATAGACACCTGGAGAAAGCAGGTTTGCAGTTGTGAACTGGAACACTTCCCACAGGTTTGCAGGGGCATTATAGATGGCAATTGCGTTGCCATTGCTCGCAAGTAGTTGCTCCTTTGTCTGGCTCACAAGACCGTCCTGGTATAGGTAGACGTCGACTGAGTTGGCCATGTCCCACACGCCGATCGCTCCGGAGTAGAATGCCGTCTGGGTTTCACCCATGGTTGCACGAGTAGTCAGCTGCTGCACCAGAGTGTATCCACCAGCACCATCTCCACGATAGAGGTTGACGGCACCTGGCCATGGCTTGGCCCAGGCCGCAACACGTCCTGCTGCGGTATGTCCTTCAGTGCCCGAAACCAACGGAATGTCCATGAGCGTAAGATTGGAGCTTTGATAGACTGGGGTGGGCTTGGGTAGGCGCAAATCAGACCCGGTGTCGACCAGGGAGAAGAGCGAAGTATCAAAGCCTTCAAACTCCATGGTATTGAACTTGGTGATGTCGATCTGTAGAATACGCCCGTTCAAGGTCCGTGTGGCACCCACCGGAATATTGAGCATGTCTCCAGCTTCCACATAAGAATAGGAGGGCGGCAAGGAGAGTGTTCCAGACTCACGAGCCTGCCACTGCTGGAAGACATAGCTCAGAGCCAAAGCAGTCATGTAGGGTGCATTGGAAACAATGGGAAAGGAGTAGGAAATTCCATCCTTTGAAGTCCCAGTGCCTTTTTGGCCACCCACCGATGCACTGTTGAAGTCATCAATCTCGTCAATATAGGTCAAATCAACCCGATTTGCCAGGTCAATTTCCTGCTTGCGCGTCACTGATACCCCGAAGGTCTGACCTTCAGGAAGCACAAGGTCTCCAACGGGCACAATGGCAGCCCGCTTGATATTGGACAGGCCAATGAACTTGATTTTGCCACCACTTTCTACAGCAGTGAACTGGCAATAGCGCGCCAGGGTCTCTAAAATTTCCCGCTCAGTGGTAGAGTTGGAAATGTAGTAGCCTCGGATAAGCCCACCGGCAATATCCAGACCAGACACATCATATTGGGCCGAGGTGAGACCCACTCTTTCACAGCAAGCTGCCACAAGGCGCTGTAGCACTGCCCCGTCAATGCGGCCAGAAAGCCAATGGCCCTTCTCCCATAGCGGCCCATCGCTCCAGGTCTCTGTATGGGCGGGATAGGCTGGGAAAGGCCGAGCATCCCAGGTCCAGATCATCATGTTTGCAGGCTTAACCATCTTGTCGCTGTAGACGGAAGACGTGGGCGCGTTGTCCCGCCAATACTGCAGCGTGGTCTCGAGGTATTGACGCTGGATGAAGTCGTCACGCTGTCCGTTGGAGTTGTAGGGGTAGGCACTCTCTGATGACTTTGGGTCATAGAAGACGTTGGGCTGATTGGTGCCACGATTGACTGCAGGACAGCCAAACTCGGTAAACCAGATGGGCTTGGACTGAGGCGTCCAGGACGTTGCAGTGAGCTCCACATTTGAAGCGTTGCGGTTCACATGGGTATTAAGCCACCAGTTCCTGATGTCCTTTTGGCGATAGACCCAAGGCTTGCTGTAGGCCACGTCGGCAATGGCCGTGCGGGTCTGAGTGTCACGAGCAGCCTGCGATGCATAGTACCAGTCATATAACTCACCCCCCTCAATGTTGGACTTGAGGTATGCAGCATCATACTCGCTGGTTGGTCCATTTGTGGCATCGTAGTCAAGGTGGGTCTGTCCATCCCGCCAGTCGGATACCGGCAGGTAGTTGTCAATCCCAATGAAGTCAATGTCTGCGGAGGCCCATAGGGGGTCCATATTGAACCGGACCTCGTTCCCAGGCCGATAGGAGTGATACTCGGACCAGTCTGCTGCATAACCGACCTTCACTCCGGCTCCGAGGATCGGACTAACCGTGGCTGCCAATGACACAAGATTGCTTACCCCCGGAAAAGCATTGGCTGTATCACTCCGCACCTGGGTTATTCCCACGAGTTCAGACCCAATGATGAAGGCGTCGATGCCCGTACCAGCAAGCAGGTTTGCATAGTGCGTGACCATGGCCGCATAGCCTTCGGTCTTGGCAAAGAAGTTGTTGATCTGGGTTGCTGCCGTGGCCGTTTGGTCTGGTGTACCAGTGTAACCAATTGCAGGAGAACAGGTGATACGCCCACGCCAAGGAAGCGGAGCTTGTCCAACTCCAGCGGCACCATTGCTGTATGGGTTAGGCAGGGTGTTGCCTGTGGGAATGTCCATCAAAATGAATGGGTAGAAAATCACACGCTTGCCAAGGCCACGAAGATAGGCAACCATTTCCAGCACAGTTGCATCAGATGGCGTACCACCAAAAGTGGGCTTGCCGGAAGTCAGGCTGACCACCTCTGCAGTGCTCCGGGTGTAGGAGCCCACAGACCATTCTGAGGGGGAAAGCACGCGAACGCTGTTCTCAATCTTGGGAATGATCCTGCATTGGTCTGCCCGCAAATCGGTGCCAAACCAAGCAACCACAAGGGACACTGCATCAAGCCCAGTCATAAACGAGTTGAGTTGGTCAACTGCCACAACAGCATCCGGACGATTGAAATTGTTGTGGCGGTTCTGGGTGGTCGCGGTCCCTCCAGCAGTGTTGGTATAGACCTGGGTGCCATACACCACTTCGCCTGCGGAGGGGATCATCTGAAAGGATTTGCCAATGTTCAGCAAGTCATTGGGGTCTGAACTGTCCATGGGCACCACAACTTCCACAGTAACCTGCGGAATGCGGTTCCCATAATCGGCCAGTGGAAGGTTCTCAAACACTAGGTACGCAACCCCACGGTACGCTGGGGTCACATCGATGCCTTCAGTTGCTTGGATCAGTGGATCAGGAGTTTGAGTATCTGAGCCAGGGTAAAACCGGAAAGTGAACGTGGAAAGGTCAGTCTCATTGCCATTGAACCATACACGGCCAAGCTGCGCTTTGGACGTACCTTCTGAGATAGCCACGGCAAAGGAAATGGAGTAATTGTAGGAAATTGTGGTGGTAGTAGCTCCACCTCCACCACCCTTGCCACCCGAAGACTGGGAGGTTGTCGACTGAGTTTCCTTAAATTGCGTGGCCCAGATAAGCTGCGTGCTAAGCCGTGCCCGGCCAAATACCCGTGGCAAGGTGGAGCCCTCAGCCGAGGACATGAGGGTCATCTCAACAAGGCGAGCGCCCGTGTTGGTTGTCCTACTATTTGGAGTGAGAGCCGAAACAATGTACCGGTCAGCAACCGAGCCGACTGTGGACCCAATAAAGCCCCCGAGTGCTATACCCGACATGCCCAGGATGCTTCCACCAAACCCTGCGCCGATAGCCGAGCCTACAGCCCCAAGAACCAAAGTTGCCATGCCGGTCAGTGCCCCTGTTAAATGCCAGGGAAACTGAACACCCCAGCAAGCCTAGCGCTCCAAACGCCAATATCCGTTTCAACAACCCCCACACCACTGTAGGCATGGATCATCAAACCATTACCTGACGATATGCCACAGTGCTTTGCCACGGCACCAATGCGAGCCCTGAAAAACAGAACATCACCGGCCATCCAGGTACGCTCCATAAGGCTGAGCGTTTCCTTGCCAGGGGCTTGCAGTTTGCAGGTCAAATGCCTGGTTGCGGCATTGAGCATGAGTTCCTCGGCATCATACTCGCCCCATTCTTTGGAATACGGAGGCGGCGTCTCCGGCTCGGAGCCATATAGCCCGGCGTACACACCCCGGACTAGTCCGAGACAGTCACTTCCGACCTGAAAGACCGACGCCTGATGATGATAAGGCGTGCCGATCCACCGACGTGCCTCGGCTACAACGTCTTCAGCGTTTGGCATGTTTCTCACTTACTGGTTGTGGTTGTGGATGAGCCTTCATTTGTGGCCGATGGATCAACGTTCCGAATGACTTTATCATTGCCAGGCATCATATTGAAGCCACGGAAGTTGGACACGTTGTTGAAGCGGGCTTTGCACATAGTAATGGTTTGGTCACAGCCCGCACGCACAGCCATGGTGTTTCCAACCACAAGGCCAAAAGCCGGTGCAAACCACAGTTCAAGAGTCACAACACCAGAGGTACTAAGGGTGTGACCCTTGATGTCCACGATGCCTCCGTTGTTAGAACCAGCAGTGAATGTGGCAGTGCCCTGGGCAAACCAGCCGTCAGCAAAAGCCCCAAGACCAGATACCTGAAAGATGCGGGGAGTCAGCATAGCAGTGATCGTGGCCGTACCATTGAAGGTTGACAGACCCAAGTTAACTGTGCAGCGAGCGTCTCCAACACGCGCATCACAGGTACGCTTGAAAGTCCGCATGGTAACTTGATCAAGCCGCGTTGTCAAGCCGCGAAGTTCGGTGGTGAAAGCCACGCCAGTCCGCTTGGTTTCACCTGTGTAGCCTGTCATGCGAGTGACGAACTGGGTAACGTCCATCCAGTTCACCCAGAACAGTTCCACAAAGGCATCGTCATACTTGCCAAGGGCCAGGTCGTCTTCGTTGATAGTG